TTGATCGCGTCGCGGGCCGCGGGCTGGCGCTGGCCCAGCGAGACGCCCCGGCAGCGGAGCTCCCGGGCCCGGTGCCGCAGCTCGTCGAACGCGACGCCCGTCCGCAGGAACGGCCCGTCGGCGTCCATGCCGTCGGCCTCGATCTCGTCGGCCAGCTCGGAGCACAGGGCCCCGATCGTCGCCGCGTCGGCCGAGGCCGTCGGTCCCTTGAACAGCCCACGCAGGTCGAGCGGGACGCCGGGGGCCGGCGTCGGCGACGGGGCCGCGGGCCCGGTCGACATATGGGCGGCGAGCGCCGCCGCGAGCAGGACGACGGCGGCGGCCTGGCGGGCGGTCACCCGCTCGCGGACCCACGCCACGGCCTCCGAGGCCTTCGCCGGGAGATCGCCGCCACCGAAGACCAGGGCCGCCGCAGCGACGAGGAGGATCGCGGTCAACATCTCAGCCGTACCTCACGAGTCGTAGGACTTGCTCCATCGCCCCGGCGGCGATCGCCAGGACCAGCGAGCGGATCGCCGGGCGGACCAGGATCCAGACCGGCCAGGCCGCAAGCGGGACGGCCTTGTCGGCCAGGGCGTCGAAGAGGGCGGCTACGGCCTCCAGGACGAGGGCCTTCTTCTCGGCCCCGGTCATGCCGTCCAGGCCGTCGAGCGTGGTCACGGTCAACCGCAGGAGGCCGACGAGCAGCTCGCCGAACTCGGCCCACGTCAGGCCGCCGGCGGCCGCGGCCTTGGCGGTGGCGATGTAGGCGGAGACTTTGTCCTGGATCGACAGGAACGCGACCGAGGCGGCGAGCGGGGCGGCGGTGATCGGCGTGGTCATTTGCGTCTCCAGACGGCCTCGGCGGGGACGACCTGGCGGCGGCGTTGCCGGCAGGACTGGCACTCGACGTACTGGACCTGGGCGGGGCCGGCCCGCTTGCTCGACTCGACGCGGCAGCGGCCGCCGCAGCGTGGGCACTTGCTAACCGGCATGGATCCGCATCCTCGCGACGGCGGCCGCGGCGGCGGCGCGAGCGCCGGCGAGCGACGAAACCTTGACCGAGCGGGCCGCGCCGGCCGCAGGGGCCGCCGGCGGAGCGTCTGCGACGATCCCCTCGGGGTAGTCGTCAATCCAGACATCGACCTCGACGCCGGCGGCCTGGGCGGCGGCCCGCTTCTTCGTGTCGGTCCCGCAGAGGATCAGGCCCTGGACCTCGAGGTCGCCGAACGCGAGCCGCAGCTCGTTCCGGTTCTCCTCGGTGTCCTCGCGCCGCGTGATGCAGACGACGCGGTTCCCGCGGGCGGTCGCGTCGGCGATGAACGAGCGCCACAGGCCGGGGGCCGCGGTGAACGTCCGGTCGTAGTCGAGCGAGATCGTCAGGCCGCGCGGCTCGGCCCGGTGTGCCACGACGCCGCGGGCCTGCCGCCAGGCGTCGAGGGAGCGGGACGACAGTGACGACGAAGGGTACGCGGCCCGCGTGACCGGGCTTAGGTCGTAGAGTCCCGAGGCCTCGGTGATCGTCCGCGTGACGTTGCCGCGGTCGTCCTCCTCCCACGTCTCGCCCTTCGCGTTCGTGGTGAACGCGAACGACGAGCCGAAGATCGTCTTCGAGCGGATCAGCGTCAGGACCTCGGCGGCCGTCGGCGTCGCCACGGGGTCGGCCTCGTAGGCCAGACCCTTGTCGGTCTTCTCGATCCGGAGCGACCCGTTCGTCGTCCTCGCCAGGATCTTCGAGTCGTCGTGGTTGAACAGGAGCGGCACGTCGAGCCGCTTCTTTGCCAGGACCTTGTCGAAGGCGGTCGGGGCGAACTTCTCGCGGAAGCCGCCGAGGTCGACCGAGAGCGAGTCCCAGGGCGGAGCGATCCCGCGGATCTTCGGGGCCTCGCCGTCCCGCTGCTCGACCGTCAGCTCGCCGCCGTCAGCGAGCGGGATGTAGCGCCTCTCAAGTTCCATTGTCCGGGCCTCCTGCCTGCGGTGGCGTTGGGTTCGTGCCGTCGACCATCTGGGAGGCGAGGGCCTCGGTGATCGTCGGGAACGCCGCAGTGATCAGGGCGACCGCCGCGTCCTTGTCGATCGTGCCGGCGGCGATCTGGTTCAGGACCTCGAGGAGCGCCGTCACCTGGGCACCGTTCAAGGCGGTAGCCGCCAGGTCCGCCCCGGAGGCGGCCGCGGCGAGCGGGTCGACCGTCGAGTCGATCTCGGCCGGATCCGCCGGCGGCTCGCCGTCAGCCACGACGGCCCCGCCTTCCGGCGCGGCCGCGTTGCCCAGCGTCGAGAATCCGAGCTGCATGTACGTCTCGTCCGCCGCCGGGTCCTCGAGGAGCGGGAGGTCTTCCATCTCCCGGAGTTCTTGCGGCTTGAGCGCCCCCATGTTGAACAGGGCCTGGTAGAGCTGGACGCGGCTCGCGGTGTCGGCCCGGAGGATCCCGCGGTTGTCCAGGCGGGCGTATACGTCCTCGCCGTAGACCGGCTGGAGCATCATGTCGAGCGGGCCTTCCATCCGGCGGGCCCACGGCAGGAGGCACCAGACCTGCGCCGAGAGGTGCTCCTGCTCGACGTTCGACCATCGGGCCATCTTGTGATCGCCGACCAGCGTCGACGGGACGCCCCAGGCCCGGGCGATGTCGGGGAGGATCGAGTCGCGGAGCTCTTGGTACTGGTTGGCCTCCATCGAGTTCGACTCGATCGGCTTGAGCTGCGTCTTCTTCGGGAGGACCGCGATCGACCCGCGGTTCCGGGCCCCGCCGTAGATCTCCCGCAGCTGCGCCCGCAGGGCGGTCATGGCCTCGTCGGGGATCTTCTCCTGCAACTCCATCACCATGTCGGGCCGCGCGGAGTTCGCCCAGAACGCGGTCGCCGCGATGTCGAGCTGGCGGGCGAGGGCGATCGAGGTCCCGCACAGCTCGGAGGGAGCCATGCCCACGAGCCCGTTGTCCGAGAGCCACCGCCAGTGGATCACCGGCTCGCGGATCGTCTCCCACGAGCCGGCGTCGTTCCAGAACTGGTACGAGACCGAGTAGTCCTTGTTCCGCACGACGTTCACCCGCGAGGGGTGCATGGGCCGCAGCTCAGAGCAGAAGCCGCGCGGGCCGGGCATGACCCGGGCGAAGGCGTTCCCGTGGAGCGCGGTCCAGTAGGCGACGAGCTGGTAAAAGTCGTAGGCAGACTGCCAGCCGTTCGGCCGCTTCCGCAGCGTGTACGAGCAGGGGAGGTCCGCGTCCTCTTTGCGGCCGCCGGGGAGCGTTCGCATGACCTGGACGGGCATCACGGCGACGGCCTGGGCGATCCAACGGACGACGGCCAGGATCGACGAGACGCGGATCGCCTCGGTCGTCCCGATGTCGGCCGGCGAGATCGTGCCGAACCCGAACGACGCGACGGGGCTCCAGACGGAGCCGACGGCCCGCTTCTCGGGCGTGGCGCGGCGCGGGGCCCGCCGGCGGGTCGTGGGCTGGGCGGGCTTCTTGCGGGCCATCTGGGGCGTCCTGCGGGCCCGGGGCGCGGAATCCCCTGGGCTCCACAAGTGTCAGACCGCGGCCGGGTTCGGCGAAGTTCGCGGGCCCGTCAGATCAGCGTGATCCGGTAGTCGTCGAGACTCCCGGCCACGTCGTCCTCGTCGGTGCTCGCGAGGGCCAGGGCGTTCACGAGCGCGGCGACGCCGTCGATCTTCTCGTTCGACTTTGCCTTATCGGGTTTGATCATGCCGGTCGGGTCCGTGTAGACGCAGACGTTATTCGCGTTCCAGGTCGCCACCGGGTTCCCGCCGGTCCGCAGCCGCTTCTCGACGACCAGGGCCTCGAGGAGCTTACAGGACGAGTTGAGGTAGGCCGTCCGCTGCGGGATGTCCCTGACCGTGATCCCCTCGCGCTGGAGCAGCGTCTCCAGGGCCCCGGCCTGCCACGGGTCGACGCCGACCGCCTTGATCTCGTGGGCCTCGCCGTACGCGATGATGTCCCGGGCGACGCTCTCGTGATCAAGCCGGTGGCCGTCGGTCACGGTCACCCAGCCCTCGCGTATCCAGGTGTCGTAGGGGATCCCCTCGCGGACGCGGTCGGCCACGGTCTCGCGCGGGACCCAGTAGCGCCACTCGACCGCGTAGGAGCCGTCCCGCTCTTTGAACACGAAGGCGGCCGCGGTCATGTCGAGGTTCGAGGCCAGGTCGACGCCGACCCAGCACGGCCGGCCGGCGAGCGGCTCGGCGGGGCCGGCGTGGCATTGGGCCCAGGCGTCGCCCTGGAACCAGCGAGCGTCGGCCTCCTGCCAGACGTTGAGCGAGTAGCGGAGGAACTTCGACATCTTCCGCGGGTCGGTCGTCGCGTCCTGGTAGTCGGCCGCGAACTCGTCCTCGGGGAACGCGATCCCCATCGACGGGTTGGCCTTCCGCCAGACCTTCGGGTCGGCGAAGTCGTCCGTCGTTGGGTCGGCCGCGTAGATCAGGCCGTAGAAGGTCGGGTTCGTGGCCGGGTCCTTCATGACCAGCTCGCAGTCCTTCCACCACTGGTAGCCGATCCCGTTCCGGTTGTCGCCGGCCGTCGAGATCGAGATGACGATCCCGTTCGCCGTGCCGCGCGTCGCGTAGGTCAAGGCGTTCACCAGGTCCGGCGTCCGGAACGAGTGGATCTCGTCCAGGATCACCGAGCCGTTCAATCCTTCGTTTCGCCACGAGTCGCTCGACAGGCAGCGGATCTCCTTCCCGGTGGCGCGGTTGCGGATGATGCTCCGCGAGTCGACGACCTCGAGCATCTTCGAGAGCTTTGGCGAGGCCTCGACCGATTGCCGAATCATCCGGTACATGGTCCTGGCCTGGAGGCGATCGTTCGCCGCGAGGAAGCAGTCCTGGGCGGGGGCGTGACAGGTGATGATGTATTGGGCGAGCTGCGACATGAGCGAGCTCTTTCTGTTTTTTTTCGGGACGAAGATCCCGGCCCGGCGGTAGCGGAGCCTGCCGTCGGGTCGCCGCCAGCCGAAGAGCGGGCGGAGGACCTCGTCCTTCTGCCAGTCGATCAGCGTGATCCGCGTCGGGTCGCCGCCGTGCTCGTTGGGGTGGCGACAACAGGCCTGGATGAAGTCGACCGGCGCTTTCGCCGCGTCCTCGTTCCAGTCGTAGCCCGGGACGTACTCGGGCCGCTTCTTCGGATCAGGTGCGGAGCGAGAGCTTCGCGAGGACCGCGTCTTCTTCGTCGCCTTCTTCTTCGCCACTGGGGAGCTCCTGCGGGATGCGGGCCGCGGCGGCCGCGGTCAGTCCGAAGTCCCGGGCCAGTTGAACGAAGTCCCGCCGCGAGTCACGCAGGAGCTTCGCCACCGGGGAGGCGGCCTGGCCCTTCTCGGTCGCCGTGATCCAGCCCTCGGTCGCGACCGTGCCGGCGAGCTGCTCGATCTCGGAGTGAAGGTGGCACAGGATCGCGAAGGCGTCGACCCGGTCGGGCGTCAGTCGGCCGTCGGCGATCAGGATCGGGGCGGTCCGCTCCCAGAACCCGAGGGCCGCCGGGATCTTGGCGACCGAGGCAGGCGGCTTGATGCCGGCCGGCGTGGCGGCTGGCGTCTTCCGGTACATGGTGTTTCGCCCGGCCTTGGAGCGCTCGCTCGTCGGCTTCGGGACGGGGCCGCGTGATCCCATGGGAACCTCCAAAAACTCAAAACCCGACAGAAATTAGCGCCGAGGGCTCGCGGGGCT